CCTAGACAGTCTAGGAACTCCGTTACCCTGTGAGGTATGCTATGTTTGCTTTCACCCGTTTTTCCAAGAACGTTCAGCTTAACGTGTTTTCTCGTGATCTGCGGTCTGCAAAGGCCGCTGAGCCCGAGTTTCATCGCGAAGTTGAAGCTCATGGATACCTTGAACTCTCTCTGACGTTCGGTGCAACCGAACATATGAAGAAACAAGGTAAGAGGATTAGTAAGACTGTGAAGTTTTACTGTTCCCCTGGTGGTGATGCATTCGAGCATACCGCTGGAGGGAAGGCCTTCTCGTACGTGAATAAGTTGCTGCAAGGCAACTGGATAACGGACGAGGAATACGACGTTCTGTATGGAGCAATCCAGACAGTCGTCGCTTCAAACACCTATGCGTCGGCGATGAAGGTCGAGCATCCAGAAATGGATATCGTCTTCATGCCTTTGCCCGGGTGCAGGCCTCAGGAATCGTACGGACACGCGACTAGCTATCAGACGGAAGAAATTCTGAATGTTGCTACTCGCATCCGGCTCGATACTCCTGTTACGGAAGTTCCGAAACTGAGCTAGGGTTATACTCTAGGACCCGGACTAATCATCCGGCCCTCCTGACGTTGTCTTCACTGCAACAAGGTGAGGGTTCTCAACCTTATCTTGTGGAGGCTGGTATTGAAACCAACACGTCAAACGAAAGTCTTGCGAACTTACCTGCGCAAGCCGGATCCCAACAGGGATCCGTTGTGGTTGGCCCAAGTGCTTCAGACGGTCGATTACCTGCGGAAGCAGGATCTCGATCGCCGGAAGAGCGAGGCTCGGCTGTATACGTCAAAGCGTTCCTCGAGGTTAAAGTTAACTGGCCCACAAGGCTCGTTAGCTACCTCTCAGGAAAAGCTTAATACGGCGTATGGCAACCGGGTCCCGTGGTGGGCCCAACCGCAAGGTCCTGGCAATTCCCAAACGACATGGGACTTTAAAGCTGAGAAACGAAGCGGAGTTATGACCGCGGAAACTCGGCTGATACCAGGGCAAAGAGTGATCGAAACAGTTTCGACTGCAGGCACTCCGCCAAAAACGGAGACGTCTACAGTTGTGCAGTCAGTGACTGCCTTTACGAAGGTTCTGGATCGAGTACTCTCGGTAGATGGCGATCATATACATCCAAATCGCCATACCTTTCGAGTCCGACGAATCGGTAACGGAAGTGGGGTGAGTTGGGCTGGAGACAGCCGCAATTACACCCGCATAACCGGAGCCGGGGTTGTCGGATTTGGACTAAGCGGATCATTCGTAGATCAGTCGGCATTCGTCTATAATAAGGCGTTGTCCGACCTTTATGAAAAGATCCGAGGTGATGTAGACCTCTCTGTCGATGCCTTCCAAGCTCGACAAGCTGGTGTGATGGTCAACCAAAGATTCAAGCAAGCACGGGAGCTCTTTTTAAAGAAGGCTCCTTTCGCCCTTGTTGAAATGGTCAAAATCACACAAAAGCTGAGAAGGTCAAACCCCCGTGATTGGGGGTCTATCTGGCTGGAATGGACCTATGGATGGAAACCCCTCGCGGGGTCCATCTTCGGTGCAGCTGACCAAATGGTAAAGGTCGCCACTTCTGGGAGTGTTCGCAGCTTACCCGTTAAATCGAGTGCCTCTGAGAAGGGGGACTCGAGGACGACGTCGACGATAGACGGACAAGGTGTGGTCCGGACGAAGGCTGAGGAATCAACCTATACGTCCCGGATTATTGCCCACTACGCTATCCCGACGACACGTCTCAACGCCGTCGCAGGCCTAACCAGCCTGAATCCTGTGTCCATAGCATGGGAGCTTGTTCCTTACTCCTTCGTAGCCGACTGGTTTGTCGACATCGGAGGGTACTTAAGGAACATGGAGTCTAGTCTACTGTACCGCACTGACTTCACCGGAGGTTACACCGTGGCCCGTTCTAAACAAACGGTCACGGAGACAGCTGGTGGAGGCAATCCTGCGTACTTTGTAAGCGCCACTGGAAGCGCCCAGACTACGGAATTCGCGCGAGCGGTCCTAGGATCCTCGCCGATGCCCCGAGCCCCGACTTTCAACCCAAAGTTAGGAACCTCAAGACTCATTTCGGCCGCATCACTTCTAAGCCAGCAGTTGCACAGCTTGAAGCACAAGCGGTAGGGTTAGGAGAGATCATCTCCTTAATCATGATATGCGAGCTATACGCACGTCTGCAAAGACGGTTCTGGATTTAGCATCCAGGGCATAACTTCCATCGTGAGAGGACCACTTTGTGGTTATCATCACTCAGTAAAGGTATACCTAATGTCCGCAGTCGCTAATATCGTTCTTAACGACGCACAGGGAACTCCTGTGGCTCACACTTTCATCCCGTTGGGTCCGGATGCTTCCGGTACCTGGTGGTGGGAAGATCAGACCGGCACATCGTCGATCGCTTATAACAGGATCTCGATGCAACTGGTCCGTCCTTCTCCCGCTCAGGCCGGTCAGAATTCGGATAAACGTGTCAACCGCGTCAAAGTTGGGCTTCACACGCCCAAGGTGGAGG